GGAATTGAAGCATTAAAAATGTTGGAATCAAAATTAGAGTAACAACAATAATTATTTATATAAAGAGGCACTTTAGGAAACTGAGATGCCTCTTTTTTTTTTAGTTATCTTTGTAGAAAAATAATAACAATGATAAACTCTGTAAGAAATACTGTCTTGGCAGTATTAAATAAAAACAACTATGGGTACTTATCTCCTTCAGACTTTAATCTATTTGCTAAACAAGCTCAATTAGATTTATTTGAAGATGTATTTTATGAATACAATTATCAAATTAATAAAGAAAACGCAAGGCAATCAGGAACAGGGTATGCAAATATATCTAAATCTTTAGCTGAAGTTATAGAGTACTTTAATACTTTTAATACTCCACAAAATGTTTTTCAAAATAAATATCTTTTACCTGATGATTGGTATTTTATTAATGATGTATATTATAATAATAAAACTGTAGAAAAAATATCTGCAAATAAGATAAAAAGATTATTAAATTCTAATCTAACAGCTCCTAACAATCAATTTCCTGCGTATGTTTTAGCAGGAAATGTTTTAGATGCTTATCCTATTACTATTGCAACTGCAGGAGCAATTGAAGTAAACTACATAAGATACCCTAAAGTTCCTAATTGGACATATAGTAGTTTACTTGAAGGAACACCTATATTCAACCCATCATTAACCGGTTATCAAGATTTTGAGTTGCCTGCAGATTATGAACCTGATTTAGTAAATAAAATTTTACAATATGCAGGTGTATCTATTAGAGAAAATACAGTAACTAATTTTGGAATTGCTCAAGAGCAACAAGAAAATAACGATGAAAGATAATGGCATACTTAAGTGAATATCAATATTACGAAAACGAAGGTACTGCTCCAACAAATAAGAATTGGGGTTCATACCAATACGTTAGTTTAGAAGACATTGTAAATAACTTTATGTTAATGTACAGTGGAAATCACTCTTTAATTAATAACGAGGAACAATACAAAGTTTTGTTTCATGCAAAAAGAGCTGTTCAAGAATTAAACTATGACGCTTTTAAAGAGATTAAAGTTTTAGAACTAAAGCTAGATGATGAGTTTAGATTTGTTCTTCCTAGTGATTTTGTTAATTGGGTTAGAATATCTGTTTTAAGAAATGGAGTTCTTATGCCTTGTGGTGAAAACATTCAAGCAAATGGAGCTTCTAGTTATCTTCAAAATAGTCAAGGAAAGATTTTGTTTGATTCTGCAGGAAATATAGAATCAACAACTTCTGAGCTTGATACCTTGAGAATAACTAAACAACTAAAAACAATGTACTTAAATAGTAATAGCCCATACAATAATCAGTATGGATATAACTATGATGGCAGATGGTACTTTGATTTTGAGATAGGTGCTAGATTTGGATTAAATACCGAGACAGCAAATATGAATCCTACATTTAGAATAGACTCTAAAGCAGGTGTTATAAACTTTGATTCATCTCTTGATGACGAAGTTGTTGTTGTGGAATATGTATCAGATGGTATGGAAGGCGGAGACAACACTTTAATAACTGTAAATAAATTATTTGAAGATTATGTATATGCTTATATTCAGTACGCTATTTTAAATAGTAAACTTGGTGTACAAGAGTACATAGTAAATAGAGCACGTAAAAGCAAGACAGCTCTTTTAAGAAATGCAAAAATTAGAATTAGTAATATTCATCCCGGAAGACTATTAATGAATCTTCGAGGAAGAGATAAGTGGATAAAGTAATATGGCGGATATTCAAAAGAATTTTGTTGCCGGTAAGATGAACAAAAGTGTCGATGAGAGACTTGTTCCTAACGGTCAGTATGTAGATGCATTAAATGTAAGATTAGGTTCTACTGAAGCTTCTGAAATTGGTTCTGTAGAGAATGCATTAGGAAACACTTCTTTGACTATGCTTAATTTTAATGGCATAAATCTAAGTAGTAGTGCAACTTGTATAGGTAGTTTACACGATAGCCAAAAAGATACTATCTATTGGTTTGTGCATGACAGCTCATTTTCAGCTTCAGCTACAGGTAAAATAGATATGATACTATCATACAATACTAATTCAGATATCTTAGCATATCATGTAATTAGTTCTGATGATGGTTCAGGTCAAAACACTACATTAAATTTTGACCCTAAACATCTTATTACAGGTGTAAACAAAATTGATGACTTGTTGTTTTTCACAGACAACTTAAATCCTCCAAGGGTTATTAATACAATGAATAACTATGAGAACCCTGCCAACTATATGGATAGGTTTTCTTCTGAGGATATTTTAGTTATTAAAAAACCTCCATTTACAGCACCTACATTAGCTATGACTAATGTAAATAATAACTCTGACTTCTTAACTGAAAGATTTATTTCTTTTGCTTATAGGTATTTATATGAAAGCGGAGAATATAGTGCGACTTCACCTTGGAGTGAAATAGCTTTTAACCCTAAAGCTTATAAACCTTCTATAAAAAGTGGTGTAAACGATGGTATGGTTAATCAGTATAATGCTGTAGACGTAACATTTAATACGGGAGGAGAATTGGTTATAGGTGTTGACCTTTTGTTTAAAGAGGCTGAAAGCAATGTTATTAAAGTTATTGAAAAAATAAACAAATATAACTTAGGTTATTCAGACAATACAAAATATTCTTTTACTTTTAGTAATAGTAAAATATTTACGGTTCTACCTGAATCAGAATTATTAAGGCTATACGATAACGTTCCTCACAAAGCTAAAGCTCAAACATTAATGGGTAATAGATTAATTTATGGGAACTATGTAGATGGATATGATTTAAAAGACTCTAATGGTGAGGCTCTTGATTTAAGATACAATTTGTCTTTAAACTCTGTAGATGCAACTGATTTAGATTTACTTGTTACTAAATCACAAACCTCTTATACTGTTGGAAATTATAGTACAGTAATTCAAGATTCTGCTATTCGAATTAGCTTACCAACAAATATATTTCCTACAGAAGTGGGGGCAGAAATTTCTTTTGAATATGTTTTAGAGCATGATTCTTTTCATGCAGTTGGTGCAGCAGTACCTCCTACTGAAATCTCACAAGACATTGTGGTGTCTCTCATATTTCCTATTAATAAAGTATACAATAATATAAATGAATTAGTTACATCAGATGAATTTGTAAATGTAATTGGTGTAACAGGAGGTAATATATTAAGTGTTCAAGATTCTTGTAATGGATTTACTTTTACAGATACAGTAAATTGTGGTATTCCAACAGCACTTGGAGACTATGAAAAGAAAAGAAGTGGAATAACAGCACTTGACCAAGCTATAGAAATTACTTTATCAGGAAATTTTTTAAAGCTATCTAATATTGCTATGGAGTTTGAAAACAGCTCAGGGGATATTATTTTTGAATACTATAAAATATTAGGTGTTCCAACTGCTAGTTATAATTCAGTTGGTAATCCTAAAAGTTTACATAGCGATAGAAGCTATGAGGTTTCAATGATATATGTTGATGAGTATAGTAGAGCTACAACAGCATTGGTTAGTAATACAAATACTATTAGTACCCCTCCTGCATCTTCCGTTACTCAAAACAAAATACAAGTTAATATACCAACTTCTCAAAAACCTCCTTATTGGGCTAAAGGTTATAAATTCGCAATTAAATCTGATGGTGGTTCTTATAAAACTATATTTAGTAATATTGCTTATTTAGACCCTATAACTAATGACACATACTTTTTGCTTGAAGGAGAAAACTCAGCCAAAGTAGAAGAAGGTGACGTTCTTATTGTAAAGACAGATGTTAATGGAGCAAGAACAAATAAAACATTAACTACTGTTTTAGAAAAAAAAGCACAAGAGGCTGATTTTATTGAGCCTATAAATCCTGCGGGTGGAGACCCTCTTGAAGTTCCTTCAGGTGTATACATAAAACTTAACGCTACGAGCTTTTCAACTGCAAATATTGATAATGCAGTAATAGCTCCCGGAGAAATATCAAACACAAGACAATCAAGAAATTTCCCTTGGATAACTTATCCAATGAATAAACAAGATTCTGCAGGAAATTGGGTAGATTATACTGTTCCTGAAAATAGTAGAATAAGTTTTTATTTTAAAGGATATAGAAGAGGTTACAAAAATAGATGTTCTTCTAGTTGTGAAAGAGCAATATATACTGTTGATTTAGATTTAGTTTCTAGTAGAACATATAGTAATATGTATGATTTTTTTATTGGAGACAATATAGCTGAATTACTAAATCAAGGAGAGGGTGAGTGTGATACTAACTACACTACAGAACTTCTTGGTGCAAACAGCCCTACCCCTAAATTAGTTACTTCATTTGTACCACCTGTTCCACAAACAACAAATTATGCATTTGAGTTTCAGCGAAACAGCAGTACAAATGAAATGGTTCTTTCAATAAGAAGTAGCTACAAAGGTTGTGGTAGTGGAAGTGCAAGTTCAAATGTAACTGCTAATGTTACAGTATATAGAGCTGACTCTACTTTTATTTTTGAAACTCAGCCTGATGAAACTTCTCCTGATATTTTCTTTGAGTCTCCTACCACATATTCTATTGTAAATGGATTCCATCAAGGAAAT